TTTAATGGCAAAAAGATTCGATATATAGATGAAATCTATGAGAAAGGCTTAGTTTTAAAACAATGTATATAGGGGCAGGTAACTTCCCCTATTTTTTTATGTATATCTGACATGAAATTATTTGATATTCAGCAAGGTAAAGTTGTGATGAATCCAACTATACTTTGGGTTCCAGAGTTTCGTGCTCTGTGGGATCGGGACAAAAGCAAACATAAAGAGCAAGCTGTTAATGAAATATCTTATATAGTATTTCTATATGATTTTAGGTCGCCCTATACAGCTTATTCTACAAACGAGCGTGAAGCTCGTATAAAGAAAGACTGCTTCAAGTCTGAGGAATGGCAACCAGATGATGCTATAAAAGCAGCAGTTGTAAAATATAAAGAGTTACAGAGTAGTCCTATATCTAGGTTATTACAATCAGCTATGGATACCTGTGATAAGATGACAGATTATTTTAATAGTGTAGATTTTAAAAAGGTAGATCATAATGGTAAACCTATATTTACATTAAAAGAAGTATCTAGTGTGATGAAAGATATTGGCGATATTGTGTCTTCATTAGAGTCCTTAAAAGAGAAGGTTGATAGGGAACAAATGGAGCGTGGTTCTATCAGGGGTGGAACTGGTATAGGAATGTTTGAGAGATAATTATGTTTGAACTACCATTAAAGAAAACTATTAATTCAGATAAATTTAGGCAGCCTGCTATATTCTTTGAAAAACATGGGGTATATACATTTGCTCCCCCTGGTACAAGTGAATATATAAGGTACTGGACTAGTGAACTAGAACGTTGTCAATATGGCTTCGTAGCCGAAGATGGTGACTGGATTCCTGGTTATTATTATTTTTATTTAAATTATAGTAGGATTATTGTTGTTAAAGAGTTTACTATAGATCTTGGCGATGGTCGTACAAAAAAGAAAAGGGAGCGTGTAGAATCATTTCCTTACTTTTGGGACTATGACAGGGCTTATTATGAAGCTGTTGAATTAGCAGAAACTAATGGTAGACATCTTGCAGTTATTAAGGCTAGGGGCAAAGGATATTCTTTTAAAGGAGCATCTATGTTAGTTAGGAATTACTATATGTTTAGGGAATCTGTATCATATGCAATAGCAGCTGAAACAGAATTCTTAACTAAAGATGGTGTATTATCTAAGGCCTGGGATATGATGGACTTTATAGATAATAATACAGGTTGGTATAAACATAGACAAGTAAAGAATAGTTCAATACATAGGCGTGCTTCTTTCATTGAGAATGTTAATGGTGTACCAATTGAACAAGGTTATAAGTCAGAAATAATAGGTATATCACTAAAGAATGATCCTCAGAAAGCTAGGGGTAAACGTGGTAAACTAATACTATTTGAAGAAGCTGGTAAGTTTCCAAATCTTAAAACTGCATGGCAGGTGGCTAGACCTTCTGTAGAACATGATGGCGAGGCATTTGGTCTTATGATAGCTTATGGTACTGGTGGTACAGAAGAAGCAGACTATACTGGTCTTAAAGACTTATTTTATGAACCAGATGCATATAACTGTTTACCATTAAGAAATATATGGGATGAAGGAGAACATGATACATCATGTGGTTTCTTTATACCACAATCTGCAAATATAGAAAAGTTCATGGACGAAGATGGTAATACTGACTTCGATCAAGCGACACAATTTATATTAACAGAACGTGAAAAAGTAATAACAAATGCTTCAGATCGTAATGCTATTGACAGGCATATCTGTGAACAACCTTTAACACCTGGTGAGGCTACACTTAATGTCAGTACTAATATGTTTCCTAAGAAGGATCTTATTAGGCATTTGGCAACTATCAGGAATTCTGAATCAATAAAGGGGCTAAAACAAGTTGGCACTTTATATTTTGCACCAGATGGTAAAGTAAAGTTTGAACAAAATCCAAAGCTTAAAGACCTTACTAGGTATAAGATACAGGCTGGTGAAAGTAAAGAGGGTGCCGTTGTTATATGGGAACATCCTACCGAAAATCCACCATGGGGTTTATATATAGGTGGTTGTGACCCATATGATCACGATACTGCTGTTACAGATTCATTAGGTTCTATATTTATATATAAACGAGTTCAGGCCTTTGAATCATGGTATGATGTACCTGTAGCAGAATATACAGGTAGGCCTGATAAAGCTGATACTTTCTATGAAACAGTAAGGATGTTATTAATGTATTATGGGGCAACTCTATTATATGAAAATGAGAAGAAAGGTTTATTTACTTATTTTGTGAATAAACATTGTGATTACCTATTAGCAGATCAGCCTTCAAAATTAAAAGATATTATAAAGGATCTTACTGTTGCTAGGGGTAAAGGCACTCATATGAATAAACCAATTAAACAATGGATGGAAACACTCATTAGGGATTGGTTATTAGAAGAATATGAACCTGGTCGTAAGAATCTTACAAAAATATATTCAGAAGCTTTATTAGAAGAACTTATAGCATATGATCCATTGCGTGGTAACTATGACCGAGTTATTTCATTTGGTTTAGCTCTTATATATAATGTAGAGTTACAGCATGTTAAAATAAAAAAGATTACAGACGAAGAGAAGATTGATTTATATCTTTTCAAAAAACCATTGTTTTTAAATAAAATTCCTAATTATTATGTCGCAAAATAATGCAAAAGGGTTACCAAACCAAAAGATACCATTTAGTCAAAAGAATAAGTCTTGGCAACAGGACACTATAGATTATTATATAGGCAGAGTTGGTGTTGGTGGTGAAGATAATATTCATAATAGGTATGAGCGCATGAATCTTGCTTATGGCCTATATGATTCAGAGTTTGACAGGAATGACTTTAAATATGTTACTGATCCATATGATGTTGGTGACACATTTCCTGCAAATATTCAAAACTATAATATAATACGTCCTAAGGTTGATTTATTGGTTGGTGAAGAATCTAAACGTCCAGACGATTTTCATGTTATACAAACTAATTATGATGTTGTATCTACTGTGCAAGAAGAGTATAAATCTCGTCTAATGCAGGTTTTAAATGCAACATTACGTGGGGAGGAATTCCCAGTAACTATGCAAGATGTACAGAAGTATATGAAGTATAGCTACAAAACTATGGCAGAAGAGGTTGCCTATAATTTATTGAAATACTTAAAAGAGCGTTTAAATATAAAGAGTGAATTTCTTAAAGGGTGGTTTGATGCTCAAGCTGCTCGTATGGAAATTTACTATACAGGTACTATAAATGGCGAACCTGTTGTGGAAAGGGTTGATCCTCGAGATTGTGATTTCGATATAGATTCTACTACAGATTTTATAGATCAAAAGAGTTGGTTCCGTCGCTCGTTTTATATGTCCCCATATGCTCTATATGATAGGTTAAGGGATCTATTAGACGAAAGCGATTTAGATGATATATTAGCTGAAATTAGTCAAGGCGGTGGCACAAGTTCATCAAGTAGGATGGGCAGTATTGGAGATGGTGGTATTAGGTGGTCTGAGAATTTAGCCAATAGATTTATGGGCGGTGGTAACAAGCCTGCTCCATCAGACGAATTATATTGTCATCATGTAACATGGCGTTCTTATACTAGAATTGGTTTCTTAAGTGTACCTCAAGAAGATGGTAGTGTTGAGACAGTTGTAGTAGATGAAACATATGTTCCTATGCCAGATGATATAATCGAATGGGAATGGGTTGATGAAATATGGGAAGGTTATAAGATAGGCGAAGATAAATATAAAGCTAGACCTATTCCTTATCAACATAGATCAATGGAAACTATTAATGATAATAGGTTACCTTATACGGGTGTAGTTTATAATGCTACAAATGCTTATGGTAAGTCATTAATAGAACTTATGAAACCATTACAATATATGTATATGGTTATATGGTATAGAATAGAATTAGCAATTGCCAAAGATAAGGGTGCTATTCTTAATATGGATATAACTCAAATACCAAAAAAATATGGTATTGATATAGATAAATGGTTACATTATCTAAATGCATTGGGTATTAACTTTATTAACCCTTACGAAGAAGGATGGGATGTTCCTGGTAGGGAAGGTGGTAAAATGGCACCATTCAATCAGATATCAGCCCAAAATCTTTCTACAATACAGTCTGTTGATAAGTATATTCAATTATTAGAGAAGATCGAGATAATGATCGGCGAGATAGTTGGTATTACTAAACAACGAGAAGGCTCCATAAATACTAGGGAATTAGTAGGTAATGTGGAAAGATCTGTACAACAGTCTTCTCATATTACTGAACCTTTATTCTGGCTACATAATCAAGTTAAGCGTAGAGTTTATAACATGCTTATAAATGTTGCTCAGCATCAGTTCAGTAATAGTGATAAAAAGAAGTTACAATTTGTTTTGTCAGATGGTGCTAGGACATTCTTAGATATAAGCGAAGATTTTATATATGCTGATATTGATGTATTTGTAAGCGACTCTACAAAGGATTCTATGAATATAGAAGCCCTTAAGACTTTATTACAACCTGCTATGCAGAATGGTGCTAGTATACTTGATGCAGCTGAGATACTTACTGCAGACAATATGACTATGATCAAGAATAAATTACAAGAGATTGAAGAGCGTAGGATGCAGATGATTCAGCAACAACAAGAACAAGAAACCGCAATGGCTGAACAACAAATGATGATTGAACAGCAAAAGAATGAGGATGAATATAATTTAAGGTCTGAAGATTTAAGAATTAAAGAAGAAGATAGCATTAGGAAGGCAGAAACAGCCATACAGGTTGCTATGATGAATATGGAAAATCAGCAAGAACCAATGCCAGAAGATAACTCTTTTCAAGATAGTTTAGATAAACAAAAGCTTAGGTTAGAAGAAGAAAAAGCTCGTAGAGATGCCGCACTTAAAGAGCGTGCTCAAAAAGAAGCAGAACGTAAAAATAAAAAAGCGGAAGAGCAAAAAGAAAAGGAGTTAGCCATTAGGCGCATCCAAGCTCGCAAAAAACCAACAACTAGTAAAAAATAATAATTATGGCTGAAGATAAGAAAGACTTATTTCAAGGATTTGATGCGCTCTCGTCTATGTTATATAAAGACGATGGTAGCGAT